GGGGGTAATACTAACCCCACTTCGGAGGGACACATTTTCAATGGTCCTAGTTTTGCCCGACACGGGCGAGTATGAGCCGCGGGCGCTACCCTTTAGGGTTCACATGTTTAGGGTTTAGGGTTTAATTACAATCTAACGTCTACGACCCCTAAACCGGCGCTGAATCGTACGGGCCGCAGCCCGACGAGAGGCCAGCCGCGCGTACGCGCGGTTACGGTTAATCTGAGCACGAGTGTATCGCGTGGCCATCGGAAAACCGCCACGGCGAACAATACCGCGCGTACGGGTAGGTTTACGAACAAACAGGTAAGGCATCTTTATTAAACAGGATTAATGTTAGTCACGTCCCAGCGATCTGCTGACAGCTTGCTGCGATCTGGTGGATAGTTTGCAAACACAAGAACGTGCGGGGGTGCAAGCGAGAATGATTTGGAATCATACTTCCCTGAGAGAATATATCCATTCTTGAGGTGCTCCATCATCTCATAGGCGACGTTTACAGAGCCGTCTTCGCTTGTCCGGGCCAGATCGAATATATATATCGTGCTGATGTTCTTGCTGATGATGTGGGCCAGATCCGCTTTCTTGGCTATCTGTAAAACGACCGCGCCACGTGTGACTCTCAGATAGGAAGCCATCCAAGTCTTGCCAACGTTGCCAACAGTCTCGTAAAACCAATAAATCTTTCTTGGATCGGGATCTTGTCTGATACACTCGAGGAGCTGGGTTTGCCAGGGCCTCAAGCATGCTGCGAGATAAGTGGCCTGTAAAGAAGTCATCTGTTTCTTCTCGTCAGTTAAATGTATATACTCCTTCAAAAACACGGGATACCGTGCACATGCAGAGAAATGGGTCTCCAGGAGGTCATCCCAGCGCGCACCGTCGTCAATGAGTTGCTTTAGTTCGTCGAGGTCGATCCTGGTGCCCTGGCCTGGGGCCTCTGCATCCGCTGTTCCATCAATCTGACGGATCTCTCCGGCAGAAATCTGCGGCCAGGCTGCATCGCGAGTCTCCTCTTTAGATACGTACGCCACGTTTGATACTGAGCTTCCTCGGCAAGCGTCCACATGCGATGATGGGATGGGAAAGCTATCTCGCACTTGGCGTGCAGTAAGCGGACCAGAAAACTGTACGTAGGTATGTCCGTGCGACGTGCCTGTACTCGGCGCGGTCTCTCTCTGGGCCATAAGTGCGGTGCACTTGGTCTTGTTGGTGACTCGATGGCCGTAGTAGTTGATGACTGACTTCCAATCGTCATCACTAGGGTTGTTAGAAGTGATAAGGTAGTGTGGAGACCGGGGCACAGGCATCAACCTTTAGGGTTCACATGTTCAGGGTTAGGTCGGTCGGACAACGAACGATAAAAATGTGTGCACCCCGGAGGGCGACAGACGGAATGAGGCCGATTGCGGGCGACGCGATAAACCAAACGGGCTGAAATTCGAGGGGTCGCGCGGAATAAAATGCGCGCGGGCATGATGAAAATTTCAGGCGAAACGAACGATCGACGCGGAATCAAGTGAGCGCACCTGGAGGCGCGCGTGCGGGATGTGAAATTTAAAAAAAACGTGTCCGATATTTATTTATTTACATGTACTGTACTCGTAGCTAGTACCCTTTAGGGTTCACATGTTTAGGGTTTAGGGTTTAGAGAAAACCTGAACATGTGAACCCTAGACCCTAATTACTCCAAATACTGCTTAGTGGGAAGTAAAAGCATTTTACCCTTCTTGCAATGAGCCTTAAACATATGACTGTGATGCGTATCAATAGTAACAACTTCACTGTTGCTAATCTTCACGGTGGGTTTCAAACAAACGAGGAATGAATCCCCTCCAGGAGGAACAAGGCCTGCAGTACCGCTTGTAGTCTGTGCGTTGAACGGAAGCGGTAAAATGCGCTTAAAAATACTCATCAGTGAGCCAGCCATTGAAAAATACGTCTTCCTATATTTCATAGCACCGGGTGCCATATAAACCTTCTCTGAAGACGTACTGTTCTTAAACACAATGCCAGGGCGAAGCGGGGGCGTCTCTAGCTCAACTGGGTTAGCAGTACCCGAATTCAGTGCATCATAGTTGACACCGGTTTCATACGATGCCATAGAGATGCCAGTTGCAACCGGGTCATTAGCAAGATTGGATACTTGTCCGATAGTGGTGCTCAGGGGAGCCAGATAACTGGGATGAAAGACTGGAACACGGTTCCTAAAGTTGTACAGTTTACCATCAATCGGCTGCGCGTTGATGGCATGCTTGTCGTACTCTCCGGGAGAGGGCACGGTCACGTTGTGAATCTTAAACAACCCGCTAATAGAAAGAGAATACTGGTTGCGATACGCGTCGGTATCATCCAAAACTTGGCGGTCGGGGTACGGGACGGTCGAGCCGACCGCGCCGTAAAAGTCGTCCTTGCGAATAGACACCCTAATAGGAACCATTCCAGTATTCAGATACATCTTCTCAAGCTTGCCAGCTAACGTGGCTACCATATCATCAATAGAATCATTGGTCAAGGTAAGACCCCGCGAGGAATCATTGTCAGAATCAACTTCAAACAAAGTGGTAGTTGTCTGTTCCTGTCCTACAGTGCCAAAAACAATGTCCATATGATTCCACACCATGACACCTGAAGTCGCTCCCGCGGAGGTCGTACGGCTGGACCGGCTGTCGTTGAGACGACGAAGGTAATGGCAAATCATTGCGTCGGCGAGAACCATGCACGCGTCCTCACCAGAACCAAGTGAAGAACCACCGTACCAAAGAGCCTTATGCACGGTGGTTTGTACAACGTTCTCGTGGTGCTGAAACCTATACTGCGAACTCATCTTGGGTAAAGAAACTGCCTTCCGCTTACCCGCAAGACGGCGCGGACGGAGAAATGGAATAGACATTTGAGGAGCACGTTTAGGACCAAACGTGCGACGGGAAGGTGGAGGTTCGTCGTGAACTGGCTGACGTGAATAATCGGTTCGCGTCGCGATACGGGGCTTCTTCCGCTTATAAGGGAGAGTATCCTGGCGGTAACGGGCCTTACGGGACGGCCCTCCAGACATAGAATCGTGCGGCGCGCCGCTCGAAGTGGCAGCTTTGCTGCCAAGAACATTCTTTATAGACTTCCCGTGTTTTTTAGTCCAATGTTGGTCGTACTTTTTAATACCATAACGCATAGCCGTATCTATAATAGCGCCTTCAGATGCAGAGCCTGTGAACATAGCAGCGTCAACTATCCTCTGACGAGCCAGAGGACTGAGCATGTGCCATGCTACTCCCGTCGCTGCTCCGAACCAGCTGGGGCCGCTCATCGGGTTCACACTTGTGGTGACTACAACAACAAACTGCGCGAATCACGATGTGAAATCGTGCGGTCGCGCTGTTCATTGTGAGCTCAGGCGGCGCTAGCCTTCCGCTCTTTGCCGCGGGGGCAATTGCTCAAACGGCGCTGGCCTACTTGTCCTCGAGGCCGGACGGGCCCGTGGCGCGTTTTTTCAGCTAAAGCTAAAAACGTGCCCCGAAGTGGGGGTAATACTAACCCCACTTCGGAGGGACACATTTTC